GACAGCAATGAAGGGAAACAACCAAGTATTCAACATGGCAGCAGACATGGGTGGCATGGGCTTCATCGAGCTACACAAGGCCGAGTGTATGTTGTCAGTCCTAATCAACACCAACTTGCTAGAGGCTGCTAAAGCCGAAGGTGCAGAGAGATTCTTTTTTGCCTCATCTGCCTGTGTTTACAACGCAGACAAACAGGACACACCAGATGTTGTCGCACTCAAAGAGTCAGATGCTTACCCTGCTATGCCTGAGGATGGCTATGGCTGGGAAAAGCTATTCAGCGAGCGTATGGTCAGACACTTCCAAGAGGACTACGGCATCCAAGGTAGAACTGCCAGATACCACAATGTCTATGGACCAGAGGGAACCTGGCAAGGGGGCAGAGAAAAAGCACCTGCTGCACTCTCACGCAAGGTAGCTATCGCAGCTATTACCGGTGATCCAATCATCAACATCTGGGGCGATGGAGAGCAGACTAGATCCTTTACCTACATTGACGATGCTATCTATGGCACAGAGTTGCTATACAACTCAGACCTAGACCAACCAGTCAACATTGGCTCAGACGAGCAGGTATCACTCAACCAAGTCGTTGACATCCTTGAGGACATCTCAGGCATCAAGCTCACAAGGAAGTACCAGCTCGATGCACCCAAAGGTGTAAGAGGCAGAAGCTCAGACAACACTTACATCAAAGAGCAGTTAGGTTGGGCACCGAGCATTACATTGCAAGAGGGATTAGAAAAGACTTACCGCTGGGTGTATGACCAAGTAGCCAAGCAAGCCTAAGTTGCCGGAAAAAAAGAGATGAAGCCTTACTACCAGGATGACCTGATAACCCTTTATCATGGCGATTGCCTAGAGATAACAGACTGGCTTAAGGCTGATGTCTTAGTGACTGACCCCCCTTATGGAATGAGCTACAAAAGTGGGTGGACCGATAGAGCAGAAATCGCCAACGATGCAACGATTGAGGTTAGGGATAATGCTCTTGAAGCTTGGGGTGAAAAGCCAGCATTAGTTTTCGGCACTTGGCGAGTTCAAAGACCTCAAGCTACTAAAAATGTTTTGATTTGGTCAAAAGGCGATGACCCAGGCATGGGCGACTTATCTATGCCTTGGGGATTATCGCACGAGGAAATCTATGTGTTAGGCAAAGGTTTTATTGGTCAAAGGTCATCAAGCGTAATAAAAGCAAACAAGCCACCGGTTGCAACTAGGCCAGACCATCCAACGCCTAAGCCAATAGGACTTATGGAAAATCTTATAGAGAAAACTCAAGGCCTAATCGCCGACCCGTTTGCAGGATCAGGGGCAACCCTTATTGCTGCTCGAAACCTTGGCAGACAAGTTATTGGGGTTGAGTTAGAGGAAAAGTATTGTGAGCTTATAGCTAAGCGAGCAAGTCAATCAGCCTTTGACTTTAGTAATCTCTAAGTTGCCAGAAATAGGAAAGAGATAAGAGATGTCACCTGCATACGACTACAAGTGCCAAGACTGTGGGATGACCCTGACAATCATTAGAGGCATAGCAGACGAGGAACACAAACCCATCTGCATCAACTGTGCCAAGGTAATGCCAAGAGCCTACGACACTGCACCTGCTGTGACATTCAAGGGAAAAGGTTGGGGCAAGGATGGGTAGGTTCCCTAAGCCTTGCCTAGTCTGTGGAGATCTAACACAAGGCTTGAGTCGTTGTGTCAAACATCAAGCTGAGTGGCAGACACTAGAAAACCTTAGACTGCAAGAGATGAAGGCAAGACGACCTAACCTGTATGACAGTCAATACAGAAGGAAAGCAAAACTAATAAGAGAAACAGCTTTGTTTTGTCATCTGTGTAAAGAACCAGCTAGACCTAATGACCCCTTCACCGCTGACCATCTGATTGCAGGTGATCCTGATTCGCCTTTAGCTGCCGCACACAGGTCATGCAACAGTCGTAGGGGGAATAAGCCATTAGACTTATAGAAGTGCCCCTGCAATGCGTAAACATCCAGGGGCGTGGCCAGACTGAAAAGGAGTCCAACATGAGCCAGCTTACTAGAAAATGCGATTGGTGCTCAGAGTTATTTACTACTGAGTATGAAACCAAACAATACTGCTCTCGATACCACAAAGAGAGTGCTGCCCAGTTCAGGCGTAATAACCGCAAACGCAGCGTGAAAACAATCTATGTAAAGAAGTGCATTGGGTGTAGCACCCAGTACACCACCACCAATCGGGTCAAGGATTATTGCTCACAAGATTGTCGAGCTTGGACAAAAGAAATGATGAAGCGTGAAAGAGATAAGGAATACCAAAACGCTAGAACACCTAGCTTCCGGCGTAGGGTGTACTTCGCCAGCAATGGAGTTTGTGGAATCTGTAATCAGGTCATTGACTTGAGATTGAAATGGCCTGATCCAATGTCCTACTCCATAGACCACATAGTGCCTAGATCCTTGGGTGGAACTCATGGCATCAACAACCTGCAAGCAGCTCACTTACAGTGCAACGCTGTCCGAGGTAATAGGCCCCTAAGCCCTTCTGAGGCCCCTACAGACCCCCTGGTGGCTCTACCCCCCACTGGGTAGCAGGATGCGTACCTAAGCCGATGTATCACCCCGACCAAATGCTTTTGTGCAGAGTAGCAGTTGAAAAGCTTTGGGGGGTAGGCTAGTTCTATGGCAAACCCACCAAAACCAGCCGAGCTAAAGATGATTCAGGGCAACCCTGGCAGACGGCCAATACGCACAAATGACGCTATTGCCCCACTCGAATACGGCTACATTGAGCCACCGATTGAGCTGGGTGAAGTAGGCAAAAGATTCTGGGACTCAATCTTTGGAGCCGGTGAGCTGTGGATCTCAATCAAGACAGACACCCAACTTGTCCAACTAGTCTGTGAGCAACTTGACAGGCGAGAGCTAATCAAAGAACAAATCCAAGCTGACCCATCAGACCCGACTTGGTACAGACAAGTCAACGAAGTCGAGAAGGCTATTGTGACCGGACTCAGCTTGTTAGGTTTCAGCCCTGCCGACAGGACACGCCTTGGCCTAGTATCTGCCAAGACCAAAACCAAGCTAGAGGAAATCATTGCCAAGCGAGAAGCCAGATAGTAGTTGGCCCCCACGCTGGCTAACCCCTGTTTCTGATGAGGCCATCGCTAGAGGTGATGGTGAATACGCCATTGAGTTTGCCGAGGCCTTTGGCACTATCGGTAAAGACGGCATTGCTGGCAAAGTAGGTCAAGCCCTAAGACTTAGAGAGTGGCAAAAGCATCTTGTTAGACGCATCTTTGCCAGAGATGAGGATGGCGGTCTATCGGCAAGAGTAGCCCTTGTAGGCACTCCAAGAAAATCAGGCAAAAGTGCTTTGGCTTCAACGCTTGCACTTTACAGTCTGATTGCTGAGGGCATTGAGGGTGGTGAGGTTGTAGTTGCTGCTGCTGAAAAGGAACAGGCTCGAATCATCTTTGGTGAAGCTAAGAGGATGGTTGAGGCAAGCGAGCTATCTGAGATGTGCACCCTTTATCGAGATGCAATCTATGTGCCAAGCACTAACTCTGTGATGAAGGTCTTGTCTGCTGAGGCTTACTCAAAAGAGGGTTTGAATGTTAGCCGAGCGATTGTTGACGAGATCCATGCCCACAAGAACCGAGAGCTGTTTGATGTGTTGTCGCTATCTATGGGAAACCGAGGCAAGATGGCACAGCTACTAGCGGTGACCACAGCAGGGCAAAAGACAGACATGACCGGACAGGATTCAATCGCCTATAACCTTTACCAGTTTGGCAAGCGAGTCAGCACCGGTGAAGTCAAAGACCCTAGCTTTTTCATGGCTTGGTGGGAAGCAGAGCCAGAGGCAGACCATAGACTTGAGCAGACTTGGCAAAGTGCCAACCCTGGCTTTGATGATCTAGTTGCCAAAGATGACTTTGCCTCAGCGGTGCTAAGAACCCCAGAGCCAGAGTTTAGAACTAAGAGATTGAACCAATGGGTTAGCTCGCTAAACGCATGGCTACCTACTGGCAAGTGGGAACAGCTAGGGGCAGAGATAAACCTTGACGCAGACACACCTGTCATTGTTGGCTTTGACGGCTCATTCAACGGCGACTGCACAGCCCTGACTTATTGCACAATCCCAACAGATGACACTCTGCCACACATCGGGCTTATCCGAGTCTGGGAAAAGAAACCAGAGGACACCGATGACTGGCGTGTTAGCACCCAAGAGGTTGAGGATGAGATTATTCAATTTTGCAAGACATACAATGTAAAAGAAATCGCCTGTGACCCCTTTAGGTGGCAACGAACAATGGAAGCCATGCAAGACCTTGGTTTGCCAGTTGTCGAATACAACTCAAGCTCACCTAGTCGCATGGTCCCAGCCTGTAGCAAGCTATTTACTGCTGTGACCGAAGGCAACCTAACCCATGACGGCAACCCAACTTTAGCCCGACACCTAAGCAACGCTGTTATCAAAACTGACCGAATCGGCCCACGCATTGTCAAAGAACATCGTGGATCACCACGCAAAATTGACGCAGCAGTGGCAGCGGTCATAGCCTTTGATAGGGCGACTGTTGGTAGAGTAGAGGCTGAGGAACTACTCCCGCAATTCTTTATTTAGGTTGGTAATGACAGCGACAATTCTCCAGGCAGTTGGCATCCTGAC